CCGAAGTATTGGCCAATCGGCCATGCATTTTAAGCTCACACCTACCAGGGTTCTGGACCATGATAGGAGTGGAAAAGCCAAAAATACGAGCAATATTAGCAATGCTGCCGGCACCAATCTCAGTAGCCTTAGCAAACTTGCCAATAACGGGAGCCTTACTAAGCATTCCAGCAGCTTCGGCAACATTGGTGGCCATTGTAGAAACAGGGCCATCATTGTATTCGTCGCGCTTAGAAAATTTACTCGTAGGAGTAAACTCAGTAGGGACACTCATCTTCATGTTCTCTGCCCAAGCAAAGACATTATAAGTAACGGAATCAGAAGCAGTAGCGTTAGCGATCCTCAGAGGATTCATATCATAGATTTGAATCGTTCCGAGACTCTCTTTCGAAGTGCCTGTAACACCGTTCAAAGATAAGAAGTTGTTATGCCACATAAATGGCAAAGTCATCTCAACTACTTTACTGGACGAGGGGTTCAGAAAAGCGTGAGGATAAGTTGAAAAATGCTGAAAAACATTTTCCTTGCGACCCGAAGCCAACGTGTTGTACCACGATTGAGCTTCTTTGGCAACCTGATTTCTGCTACCGAGGATATCCCCATAAGGAATATAAACGATAAGCAGACGACCGTACTGAAAGGGAGTGCCATTCGTGACAAACCGAAGCTTAAGATCAAAACTAGCATAAGCGTAGTTAGACAGCTTGGCCTTGACACGAGCGTCACTCTGCCAGAGTACCCAAGGATCGAAGGTATGATTGATGGAACTATCAACAAATGAAGTAGTCCACATGTTCTCATAAATTCGAACGGGCCTCTGGAGAAAAGATCCGAGAGGAACGTTGTCCGTGAAACCATCGCTATAGGTGGAATCACGTTCTGCCGAAATATCGACAGTATACGTCCCGGGCGTCTCTTTAAAAATAGTGGTCTGTTCCTGAACATAATCAGGATCAGACTCAGTAACAGAAAAATTATCAGCAGCAATAACCCCGTCTGGATTTTTGCTAAGGGTCCCATTGTCGCTGGAACCTTGCGATGAAGAAGATGTGTTAGAAAGTCGGTAATTAGTGTACGAGGGCCTGACTTAGGGCTTAGTAAACGCACACTACATAGAATATTCTGGACCATTATTTGACTCTCGTCAATTAAAGAAGGCGTCCTAGAATAATACAGGGTAAATACCCTCTCCTACTGTCATCGTAACGCGACGCATCAAAACTTATTCTATGTTTATCATTCTGATGGAAGATCGAATACGATCGCTAATATGCAGTCTCAATCGAGACAGTCATCACAGCTTAGACTTGCGGCACTAAATTCAAAGTCGTAAATACTCTGAGATTCAGGAACCCACGGAGTTATACCGCTTCCCTTTTGATTCGTAAGAATATAATCGTACGAAGGAAACTTGTACTCTGGAAAGACAGACCTAAGAGACTCAACTCTCTTAAGGTATTCCTCTTCAGAATATTGAGCCAGCTCTGGTATAGCTGACTTCAAAGATTCAAACTGCTGCTCAACAGCAGTAAGACTCTTACTAGCAACGCAAATAGTAATAGTCTTTAATATGGAAGCCTTCTCAATAGGACACTTGAAAATCTCATAAACGGGATCATACACCCACTTCCTCTTGCCAATAGAGGCAGAGGTAATGGGCATAGAACCGTAAATGTCGTCAGACTTATCAGCGTTAGTGTACTTGAGACCTATGCTACCAAAATATTCCTTGATCGTTCTAAAATTGAAAAATTTCAGAGAATCGGTACTAACCGAATACGTATTGTCATCTCCTAATGAGAAAAACTCAACGTTATCTGAGAAATGTTTCTTCAGTTGGACCGAAGGAACTCCTGTATCGGAGGCCAACTTATAGTAGGCCATCCTAATATACAGTGAATTAATAATATCATTGAACAAGAAAGTCATCAAAATCCCCGAACTCAAAGAGCCGGGAAGTTCGAGAAGATCTTTATCCATCATAATAAGCGGATTAGCAATATCGCTTGCAACCGAGATAAGAGAATTGTAGTAGCTATCAGGCATTACAACTCCCTTCTTAGCCAAGACAGCCTTCTTCACCTTAATAATAACCGTGGCAGCCGCCATGATCATAAGTGTCGAAGACTTCTTATCAAATTTACTAAAATCACCGTTAATGATTCTATCAAAACGGCTGAGACGTTTGTAGACGCGTCCCCAATCAGTAGAAAAGGGATTAACGCCACCAACAGTCTCAGTTTCGAGAAAGTTTTTAGAATATATCGACATCCAAACCCCATAGTATTTCTTACACAAAATGAAGAAACACATAGGGCCAAGAGTGAAAAGTCTAATCTTCCTCTGAGCTACTTTTTCTGCATCACGAGGCTCATCCTTAGCGCACGTCTTGAAGATAACTCCATTACGCTCGCCAGTGGCAGCAGTATTAATCATGTCATCGAGACGAACCCTGGACTCGACATCTAAGTCGAGACCATGAGGGGCTTGCTCGGAAGGAGCACTAACCAAATGGTTGTACTTCTTTCCTCCCTCTGGAAAACCAGCGGAAGTAGATTTTGGCATGCTACTGACTAAGTCAGTAAAAGCAGAGCCATTAATACAGCTATAGTCATCTAGGATATCATCCATAGAAAAATCTTCAATAGCAGAGAACTTGCTAACCAAATCCTCAATTGCCATATCCAATTGACCTACGTCAATCCCAGTAACTTGAGTACTCATATCGTTCAAAGCATTTCTCTCTAAAGAGATATACTGATCATCGGTACGAACATGTGTAAATACAGGGGCAATAAGATTATGATGATACTCAGGAGGAAAGAGCTTAAAAAGCTCCTCCTTATGAGGTAAAAACTTAACCTTAGACACTGCCTTCCTAGTGAAAGCAGTAGAAAAATTGCCACGAAAATTAATCGAGCCAATAGCTGCCGGATCCAACCACCAAGTATGGTTATAGGAATTTCCAGCAGTGATATCTCTGACAAAAGGAACCATATCCTTATTGTCATCGAAACCAACAGAACTACTAGGAGAAAAAACTCCATGAGTACCGCTAATGTGTTTAATACCAACATTAATCATATTCTGATCAAGAAGGTGAAAACATGCTAAATTCTTTTCGAAAGAAGAAGCACAGGCAATACCGTTGATCATCTTCTGGTCTCCAATAATGGAGACCAAAGGAGATCCACAGTGTCCTGAAAAAGGATCACTAAATTTACCAACGAAACCAGGAGAAACATAATTACCCTTAATAGGGTCCTTATATTTAATATCCTGATAAACACCAGTAAAATCCACCTCAACCGGCAAAAAAGGCGGGTTTTGATGGCAATAGTAATTCTTGCCAGAAACAGTCGCAGCACTACCTGCATAGTGTGCTTTGACTGGAATCATATTAATAAGGTTTTTAAAACAATTAATATCGACAAGCTTGATCAATCCTAGATCAGGACCAATCTGCTTGCACAAGGTTTCACTACCATACATAACATGTATTTTGTGAACTGACATATTGCTATCATCACGGTAGCGTATAACTCTTAAGGAGTTACGCTTATCCGTAAAATGACGCAAAGTGTGCCAGACGCCTACTGCATATTGTCCAGTCACACCCATTAAGTGGGTGCGGCTGACGGTTCCCGAGCCATCACCAAATATGAGCTCGACTTCAATCATATTACGATTGATTCTCTGGCTAATAATATCGCCAGGTGAAGCAGAAGCAGTTCCAAAATGAACAAACCCATCATTCTTGTCCCACGGATTACCTGAGGAAGCGCCCGAAGGTGGCTTTCCTTTCAGTTCGTCGGGATAGGAGGTAGGATTAAATTTACTTCGGTTAACATACTTATAAAACCCAAAAGCAGCAGCAGCCGTGAAGACTACATACAAGCCATTCTGAGCGTGGTTTAACAACCGACGCTTAGTGGCATAATATCTACTAATGATCTGATCTACTCTAGACATCAGGTCAGAGGCACTCTTAAGGTCGTGTCGAACGACATCAGAGTATGCTCTGTAACTATCTGCTATCTTTTTCAAATCAGGAGAAAGAATGGCGCACACTCTGTAAAAAGTAAAAAGAGTAAAGTACGAAATTATCGTCATGATATCAAGTACAAAATTCTTTGAGCGCCCAAAAATGGTATAATCTTGTCTACTGTAAAAACGAGAGGTGGGAGAAAAATCCACCTCAGGAAGAGACTTATTCAAATGAGTCCTCTTAAAATGTTCAGAAACATAGGTATCCGTATCAAAATTGCAAATAGGACAATTAAAAAGAGAATGAACACACCGTGTAACGTGCAAATCGTCAACATACTTACGAGTATCGCCGAGAGCGTCAGTTTTAGACGCATGCTCGCGGGCCGTAGCCAAAGTAATATCGCACATTTCCTGGTAGGTTATCCAACCTTCATCATCATCTGCTTCAAAACTGCAGAAGCCATTTGGAGTATCATACTTAAGTTTGAACTCCACAGCTCCTACGCGATTAGTGCCGACCTTACGAAAATCAATTCCGTCTTGGCCAGAACCATCTAATGTAGTCCTTTGAAA